CCGAAGTCGGTCCTAGTCGGATGGGGAGCTCAAGCGCGCACTGCACCGTCAACGTGACTGAGGTACCCGAGGAGACGCCCATTAGGTGGAACAAAACATACGGCCCATTCATCAGCAATGAGGCGGTGGTAGTCTCGTTCGCGCCCAGCGTCGCTCGAACCACAGTCGGGAACCGTTGGCGGTAGTTGAGAATGTTGTCGTTGGTCGGCATATAGCTGCCTTCGTACATTGCGTTGTAAGAGTATGCCCCCGCTACCACCGAGCGGTTGGTTATGTAACCGTTCCCAAGGCCATAGTTGTAGATGTCGGCGTCCTCGAATATGTACTTGTTCGAGACACCGCCGTTCGTCGGGTTCTGATCGTAATTGAAGGCTGGCGTGTCAGGGTAGTAGCTGCCATTATCGGAGACGTACACCATGCCGATGGAATTCAGAACATTCCCATTGACAGTTATCGTCGCCCGCAACCCTATGACCCTGTTCGCCTGCGAAGTGACCCCGTCGACTACGGGGTTACTGAGATCCCCTGGATCCACTTCGATCAGCCCCGGATAGGCCGAGGTAAACGTTCCAACTGGCAAGACTGACGTCCGACCCGACACTCCGACATCTATCGTCGCCTGATTCAGAGTCTGAGTCGGGGATATCACGAAAGCCGAAGCCATCGTCTGTCCCACGAATCCTGCCCTCTTGTCCGCGAAGAATGTCGGCCCTGCACAAATCACAACATCCCCGGTAGCAGCGCCAACAGCACCTGTTAGGTTTACTGCAGTCGCCGGACCTGTTGTGCCCACGTACGTCGCAGGAGTCGCGCTGGGCGCTTGGAGCGCTATGGTCGACACAGATTGGAAGAGAGCCGTTATCGTCGGGTGTTCTGACGACATCGGCCCCCGAGCGGCATGTGTTGGGTCCACGAACCCATACAAATACGCCGCCTCGTCCTTGTTGTAAGAAGACTGTGTTTTCGGTTTTGACCGTTTGGTCATGTTGCGTAGATTCCGTCTTTAGTGTTTCCGTATCACTCAGGCATACGCCTATTCTGCATAGCTGGAGTTTATCCTTTGTCGTGGGCATGCGGGCGCTTATCTCCGCCGGAGGTGCTGTCTACCTCTCCTCTACCCATTCTCCTGGGCCAACCTAACCGTCCCAGTCGAACACAGGCCGATCAGCGGGGTCATAACCATCTATCTGGCTTATCCGCTGCATCGTTTCGCTCTTTAAGACACCTGTCTTCCCTTTGTGCGATAGGAAGAGGTGCTCGAGGTCGTTGATGCTCTCCTGATCGAGATCATACCGGGCGATATAAAACCGCCTCAGCTGTTCAACATCAACCGGGTCAAGTGACGGGTCTTTCATCTTCCCGTACACTGAATACTGCAGCCAGCCGGCATACTGCGCTAGGTCGTTGTCTGTTAGGTTGTCGACCACTTCGCGCTTGTTCGCTTCCAGAAACGCACCCACTATCGGGTGCTCGCCCATGGCATGCGAAACGCCGGCGGTTACCACATTGAGGTAAGCGCCTATCTTCTTTTCAGGCACGTTCTTGGTGGTCCAGTACAATCGATTCAATAGCCTACCAATCTTAGGCCCAAAACCGATACCCCCGTTGGCCGTCGGGTAAAAGTTGCCGGATATAAAAGAAGCATTCCACCAGCCGTGGAAAACTCCCAGTTCTGGCAATATCCCGTTCAACCGTTCCAGTGCCACTATGGTGGACGCGTTCGGCATCCCGAACGACTTGTGCACCATCACTAGAAGGTCGTCACCACCGACCAAGATCCTGGCTCTCAAACCGAGCCGGATACAAGTGTTTGCCGCTATCATAGCATTAATCAAATTGTTGGCGATAGTCGTCCAGTTCGTCCCACTCTTCGTGGTCCCGACCGAACGCGCCGTCATAACGCAGCGTCGCGCACTCTCTGCGGCGTAGGTGTACCTCGCCGTGATACGCTGGGCCTCCGTCATGACCGCCGCGAATCTAGCATCGCAGACCGCAGCGTGACGGATGACCCCGTGTTGGTAGTGCTCTTCGCGCATGGTTGAGTCCCACCGTTTCCCATCCCTTTCGATGGCGAACTCGAAACCATTATCCCAGCCGTCCTTCATCCACTGACCTATCTGCCTGGCCGTCATACCGGACCCAACGGTGATTGAGATACCGTTAACCTCCCCAGCCTCAGCAAACAACTCACTGGTTGCTTTCTGAAAAGCTTGGGTCTCGGGTCCAGTGGCCTCCATAGCAGCCATTTTTGCGTGGAATTGAATCCCCCTAGCTTTCTTGGGGACCCCGTCGGACAGCTCGATTTTGTTGAACAATTTGAACTCTGTGAAATCAATGTGGTCTTCGCGCACGGACTCAAATATCGCTTTGGTCTTCGACTCGTTCCAGCGGTCGACCCAGCGAGTGCGATAATGGTTCATGTTCACGTCGTACTTCCTCTTAAGCAAGACTGGATTCAGGACAGTGTTCAAGTGATCCGCTCCCAAGTTCGGAAATTCTGTCAAAGGTGGTCGTAGTGTGTGATGGCGGTTGCAAACGCTGTTATGTGCGTTGCATGGGCATTGTCTCGCAACACCCGCCTGGCTCATCCCACTCAAACCAACCAAGATGGCTCCAAACCCTGGCGTTTTCGGACAGCCGCGCTCTGGCCATTCTCGGACCAGTTGCGCGAACTGCGGATTTAAGTTCACTCTATGCACTGGGTCTATGTCCCCGGGATTACCCGGCCCAACGCAGACATTCCCGATTCTGTTGGTGATCAGCTGGTTCAAACCGTATTGCATGGTGTCCCACCTAACCGAATTGATGTCCAACAGAACACTACCACCAGCCGTTACTGGGAGGATGGCACCTTTGAGGCCTAGCTCGACGCCCCGCAAGGTGACGCGATACCCAATTTGCACCAGCCTAGCGTCTCGTTCTCGCTTGGCTATGACGCCTTCTTTTATGGCGTGCGCAGCAACTGGCAGACCGACAACCAACGTGGCCGGAGCCACGACCGCTAAGGAGGCCACTGCGGCCACAGTTCCGACAGCGAGGGCGGCGCACCCAAGGTCGTGCATAGCGGTTTGCAACCGAGTGAGAAAAGGCCGTTCCTCTTCAACAATCTCGATCGTGGTCACGTCGATCTCTAACAGCCTGCGGGCAAACTCGGTATCTTTCGCGGCCCACTTCTTGATTTCTTCGTATGCGATAGTTTGTACCACTTCCGGGTCCCATTCCACCGTTTTATCCCCATTTGTGTACCGTACCATCTGGCGTATGCAGTTTAGAGCTTGGCGCACCTGGGCTTCAGTCATCTCCCCAATGGACGGGGCTAAAGTGCTGACTTTCGCCTGGATGTCTCGCCGCAATCTCCGAACGTCTGCTCCCATCTGGTTCACAATCTGCCCCTGCGCGGGCACTGGCGTGGCAGGCACTAAGGCCACCACGCCCGTTTGTGGTGGCGGTTGCACCGCTGCAACCGCCGGTTTTCGTTTGTAGGTGACGAAGATCTCCTCGGGCAACGCCTTACCCAAGACATCTCCAGATTTCAACCCGTGAAAAGGTGAGTTCACTGCGTCGCAAGTGTCGCTCGGGATTGGGACTCCTAAACACACAAAATCGGCCAAAGTCGAACGTATGGCCTTGTGTTCTGGATGATCCTTCCCCGTGTACACTCCCAAGCGTTGCAACGACACAACACCACCGACCATAGTCGTGCTGGCTTTGCCCCTTGAGTGGTAGACAAGCGCTGCATAACCAAAGATCGAAACAAAATTCGCGTACCCAGCGTAAGCAGCTGAGTTCAGAATCCTGTTCATTCCAGGGGCAACCTCCCTTCCATACAAACTAGTCACCTCAACCAGACCGCCAACAGAGGTGAAGTTACGCGCAACGCCAACCACGTCGCTAACCTCCCTCTCATGCGTCCGCGTGGATAAACCCGCGTCCTTCCCTCCCAAGCTGTTTATGCTCATTATGGAGAAGCTCTTGTATCTCGACTCACCTAGAGAGCCATGCACTCTTGTTCGTAGGTGGTTATACAAGCTGTTCTCCTGCGCCATCGTAGTGTTGGCCCTGTCGCCCGCGGTGTCGAGCGTCCAATGCTCGTGGGAGACAGGGTAAGTGAAAATCGGTGGCAACTGAACATTACTATGACTCCCATCAGCATTGGAGATAGTCTTGTCTTGGGTGTTATGAAAGAACTCAGCGTAAGCGCATTTCGGGTCACGGGTCTTGTAGGTGGTGTCGGGATATTTCTTGGTTATGGCCAAGCGGACGTTGACGTCGATGCAGTCGCACTCTTGCGTGTAGTGCCTGCAGAGTGAGAAAACGGTGGATTCGAGCCGGGAGTTATGTCGGTACGCTCCGTACCTACACTCACCAACCACCGCATTCTCTATCAACTGAAATCCCTCCCTGGCGTCCAACCCCAGATCAATCATCAGATCGTTGTAGTGCGCGTAGTCTTCACTATGCACAAATCTGACGCAGAAGTGGACGCCAATAAGCTTCAACCAGGAAATGTTCCCAAAAGTGGACGTGATGACACGGATTTGCTTCGGTCGCAGCGAGACTGAAATTGTTCGCGACCTCGTTTCCCCGACTAAAATAGCAGCCGAGTAAAAAGCCAATATCGCCATGTCAACATCACACTCGCGGATGTTCTTGTCCTGGTTTAGCCAGTACCTCCTCATAAAACCCTCAATTAGGGCGCGCTCATTTTCCCAGTCCGCTGCCGACATGCGGAATTTGAGCTCCAACCCTTGACCCGCGTACTCCGCCGCTGTGTCCGCCATACCTGCGAAATGGAACGCGGTGGAGACCAAGCGCATATCTGTCGAATAGTCTGGCAGATTGCTGACCAAACTCTGCCCCTCACCTCCAGCCTGGTTAGCGTAACCAGCGGGGTCGTGGGTCAAGAGCGCCAGCGGGCACATCAAAACTACCTCTGAGGTCATACCATTGACCAGCGCCGCGTCGTATCC